ATCTACATCGCCACCTGCGGTAAATATAAGAGCATTACTTTCATCTGTACTTTCATTATCAGTGATTGTAACTGTAGTTGCTACTGCGGCTGTAGAAGCATTAGTTACTGTAACTCCCGCAATAACAGTATTAAGTGCAGTACCATTGACAGTTATAGCGTCTGTTTCTAAAGTACCATCAATATCTACATCGCCACTTATATCCAAAGAACCTGCATCTAGCTCTCCAGAAATAGTTAGGTTTCTTATTCCTGTATAGTCTTTATTAGAGTCTAATATTACAGCTTTACTAGCTATAGCTGTACCTACTGCGGTATCACCTAAGTCTAAGGCGTTTATTTCACCTACAACTACTGTTGCACCGTCTAAAATATTTAGTTCTGCGGCTGTACTTGTAACTGCTGTTGATCCTAGTGTAAACTGGCCTTCAGGTACAATAAGTCCTCCTGCGCCACCTAAGATAAGATCATCAGTAGAAGCATCCCATTCCATAAAAGCAGAAGCAGTATCTCCAAAGAACTTAACGTCATACCCAGTATCGTCTACACCTACGGACACAGTAGCGTCAATTTGGGTAGCACCGTCAATATCAACAGCATCAAGATTTGTAGTACCATCTACATCTAAATTACCATCAATATCTACATTGCCTGAGAAGTCACCTGTAGCTGCATCAAGCTCACCACTAAGAGTGACATTAGTTGCGCCAGTAACTGCACCATTAAGAGCTACAGCACCGTTAATGTCAATAGTTGTAGCCGCTATTTGAATCTCAGTGTCAGCAACTATATCTAACTGTCCGTCAGCACTAGAGTTAATATAAATAGCTGAATCACGGAACTGGACTTTATCGTCAGTCGATACAGCAATATCTGTACCCGCAGTAGTGTTGCTAAGTGCTAAGACTTCGCCAAAAGTATCTACAGTATCTTGTTGTGCGTCTACATAGGCTTTAATGGATTGTTGAGTTGCAAGAGCCGTAGCACTATCGCCTGACATATCGTCTTGATCTAAGATGTCTGTAACTGCTATTGTTCCTGTTCCAGACAAAGAATCGAACTCAAGAGTGCCGTCAACATCTAAATTACCGCCTATAGTTATATTACCTGTAGTAGTCACACTATCAATATAAGCATTTTTAAAGTATAAACTAGAAGTTCCTAAGTCTACATCTGAATCAGTTACAGGAGCAATAACACCATCAGCCATTGTAAACTGACTTGTGCCTCCTGCGGTAAATGCTAGGGTATCTCCTGCACTAAAGAAAAGACCAACATTAGTATCACCAGTGTTTGTAATACTAGGATCACTAGCTGAACCATCAGGAAAAGAAACTATCCCAGTAAACGTAGGGCTTGCTGTGTTTGATTTAGTTGCCACAGCAGTTGCAATATTATCAAACTCTGTATTTATTTCTGTACCTTTAACAATTTTATTTGCATTTCCTGAAGGTAAAGCATCTTTGGTAGCAAAGTTAGTAGTCTTAGTATAATCTGTCATATTAATCGTCCTGCTAATACGTGAATATCAATTTTTTGAATAGAAAAAGGTACTGATTCTATTTGTGCGTCTAAACCAATGGTTACCACAGAACCACTTCCTGTAGCATTTACTGTAGGTGTGTTTACAAAGATGGAAGCAGTATATTCTGCATTGTTGTCATATTCAGAAACCCCATACTCAGCTACAGCTCTACCTAAAGATGTACCTGAAAACTCAAGAGCTTGCTTAGTGTAAGATTCTGAATAGTCATACCCCCAGTTTAAAGTTATTGCTGTTCCTGAACCACCTATAATTGTTAAATTAAACTTTTTAAGAAACTTTAAATTAGAGGCATTTCCAAAAGCAAGAGGGTTGCTAAAGTAACTTAGTTGATAAGTAGCATCATTATCAAGATATCCTGTGTATTCTGCAATACCTAATGGTTTACCTATGTACAGCTTACTTGTAGATAGCCTGTGAAAACTTAAAGGTGAAATACTTGACCATGTTGTTACCCTATAGGAATTATCCTGTAGTGGTCTTCTAGTATCAAAAACATAAACTATTTCACTTGTTGGCAAAGTTAAAAGATAAAAAGATTCTTCTGGGCTATATACTGCTTTTATATCAAGATTTTGAATAGGAAGCAATGTTAATAAATCATTCCTAATGTTCCTACTAACATCACTAATAGAAGCAGATTTTTCCTGTATTGTTCTTCCTAAAGACCTAACCCCAGAAGAAGATAAAAATAATAAGTCTGTACCTGTATTTACTACGGTATCTCTAGCAATACAGCCTATACCTATAATAGTATCTTCTAATACCATTGTAGCAGGATTAGTCGGCCCTGAGTAAATAAGTATAGTATTCTTACAGAATATTATAAGTTTACCGTTATGTGCCGCTAATGCTGTAATATCATCAGCACCGTTAGGAAGCACACTGGTTATATCTAAAGAACCTGAAGAACCCCCTGTCCATTGGTAGCCTGTGGATAAATGACTAAAGAATACTGTGTGTTTGTTTGAGGACACATCAGCAGCCCAAAGCCTACCAAAAGCAGATATAACTTCGTTAGCTTGTGGAGCTGTACCTGTTTCTCCACTAAAGCCACTAAAGGTTGTTAAAACAGCAGAACCACCTGCGTCTGTATAAATAAGAGATTCATGTCCTGCTTGGAAACCAAAAGCATGGTTGTTTAAATTAGCCCACTTCCAGTTATTAGCTGTTGGAGTATAACCGCCTGGCGTTATGTCCGTTAGTGTTGTTGTACCACTAAATATTTTATTGTTACCTGCCGATAGTATCCTAACATTACCACTTTGGTCTATGTACTCAAAGATGCTTTCAATGCCTCTGCTAGTTCCTAAGACTTCAGAACCGTTAGTAGTAACATAAGAAAACCCTTTTCTAGCACCTATTCTACCGTAGGTATCTATAACACAGTTATCTGCAATAGATGCAAAGTTTGGATCAAGATCAATAGGAGAATCTTGAGTATTTATACCAAAGAATGCAGGCGCAGAAAGTGTTAAGTTTTGAAGCTGTTGGGCCATTAGACTACCCTAAAAACAAGTTCTTCTGGATTCTTTGCGGCATCAAAAGCTATTGCGTCCGACAAAGAAACTTGTGCTAAATTGAAGTATTCAGCGGCACTTTGTCCTCCTGTTTCTCCTCTTTCTCTGGCGGCTCTAGCGGCAGCACCTAAGACAACAGGGGAACTAGGAACAGATAAAACATCGGAGTCATTAGATAAAGAGTCGGGCCTTAAAACTACAGTAAAAATTAAACTATACACACCATCAGGTGTAGGATAAACGTCTATTTGAGTATCGCTGTTAGAATCAAAACCATTAAAGGTAAAGTAAAAAGGTGCGCCTGAAGATGCAGAACCTAGTTTTCTAAATGTCCTAAACTGTGCAGGTGTTTCATATTGTACTCTAGTGTTAGCTGTATCATTTAAAGCATCCAACACTTTAGAGTTGTCTTTAGCACCAGTCAATGAGTAAGTAAAATCAGAAGCACTTGTGTTAAAAGTTATGTCTGTTCTTAAAGCACTCCAATCCCATGCATTTTCTACTGTCTTTTTAGCATCATTAACTAGCTCTCCAATCAAAAGAGAGTAAGAGTTTTCGGATACGGAAGATACTTCATTTTCTCTTAATCTTCGTAGGACGCTGTTTACTAATTGTAAATAAGTCATTAAGCATACCTTTTTCTTATATAGTCTTGTATTTCATCGTAACTAAAATCAGGTTCTTTAAATTTACTAAGCTCTGAACCAAATAAACCTTCAGTTGTTCTGTTAGCAAGAAGTCCTATTCTTGGTAACTCTATGTCTACCTCTGGTAAATCTATGTCTACCTCTGGTAAATCTATGTCTACTTCAGGTAACTCTATGTCTACCTCTGGTAACTCTATGTCTACAAGTTCTTCTATTGTTTCTTTTACTGGCTGTAATATGGTATCATCTATGGTACTGCCTAAAGTTTTTACCGTATCTTTTACTGGTTGTAATACCGTATCATCTACAACTCTACCTGCTTCTGCTATTTCATCTAATGGTATAGAATCTTTAATTGGTTGTAGTATGTTATCGTCTATAGAACTTCCTATGTCTGAAACAATATCCACTATAGGCTCAACAACAGCTTTTACTACATCTTCTAAAGGCCCAAGATCAACATCAACACCTTCAATGTTTAAACCACCACCTTCTTCAACATAAGTTCCTAAACCACTAGCTAAAGCATCATTAAAGTCTGCACCACTAGCTACTTCAGAAACAACCGTAGTTAAACCTTCCTTTAAATCATCTGATTGAAAAATACCACCTATTCTTGAATCTTCAGGAAGTGAATCAAGAGTATTATCTAATAAAGTAGGAACAACAGTAGAGGCAATAAGGGCAGTAGGATCTCCATCTATTGCTGATGTTATTAAACCTTGTGTCTGTTGATAACTTAAACCGCCAAAACCTTGGCCTATATTGGGCGGCCCCATACCATCTACAACAACTCCTGAAGGTGCTGTAACAAGTCCTGCCATGTCTAAGCCTGTCATTACTGTACTTACAATATCACCTGTAGATAAGTCTTGACCATCTATTAGTTTTATGCCAGTGCTTATTACTTTTAAAGGTGGAGCTAAAATAGAAGCCATGTCTAAAAAAGTAGTAACAGCGTCTGTTGGACTAGGGTCTGGAGGATCAGGAACAAACACTTCAACCATAGTATAAGAACCTACAGGAGCATCTGGATTAGTATCTAATCTATAAAGATTTCCATTGTCTACTCTAAATCTTCCTGCGGAATAATTAGACGCTTGTGGCCCTTTTAGTCCTACGCCTTGGCGAATTTCTGTTCCTTCTGGAAGCGTAACCCCATCAAAATAAGGCTGTGTATCAAAATCTTTTTTCTTTTCTATGCCTTCAGACGCTACTAAATAATTAAATATTTGCCTATCAGTAAACTGTTTCCCGTAAGCACCGCCTCCAACACCAAAAGTATTTGTGCTTCCAAAACCGCCCTGTCCTTCATAAAATTGTTGTGCAGTATGTCCTTGAGGAAATAAGGCTTCTTCGCCATACATAGTGGCTTCGTTTACAACTCTATCATAAACATTAGATGCTTCTTGTTCAATTTTTTCTTTTTCTTCACTACCCGACCAGTTTTTCCACGCATCTATAAGATTAAAACTGCCGTTATTTTCTTTATATTCGTCCCCTTTAATTAAATCTGAGTATACTTGATTGTATTGTATTTCTCCTGTTGCGGGATCAAAATACTTAGGAAAGTCCATAGATTGATATGCAGGAGAATTATAGAAATCTTCTTCTTCTAATCTTCCTGATTCATCTAATTCTTCTTGAGTAACAATACCATCTTTATTTAAGTCTTCAAGACTAAAAGGATCTTCTGCGGTAGTAGTCAAAGGGTTGGCTAAAGAACTTGGCTCTTGAAACTGTTCCTCCTGAGTTACTTGAGGTACTTGAGTTACTTGAATAGGCGCTCTAGCATAATCTAAAGAATCCCTAGAATCAACCTTACCATCTTGATTAACGTCAAAGATATCTACACCGTTTTGTAAAACCCCAACACCTTTAGTATACCCATCCACACCAACACCCGCTTTCATAAGGTCTTGAGGCGTATACCCTTGATCGCGTAATAATTTTATTAATTCTTCTTGGGTCACTGTAGTTACTTCTTCCAGTTAGCTAAAGATTTAATTCCAAAGGATGCTGCGATAGCCGAAGCTAAAAAACCTTTATAATATACAGGCATAGCATCAAGACAAATAAAACCATCTTCTATAAAAGGTCTTGCTTCCGGTATAAAAGCACCAATAAGGGGGATACTAAGTAAAACTACAAACCATTCGTCTTTCCAAGAGCTTGCAGAAGCAGACGCTTGTTGTTGTTCCCAAGAAGCATCGTTTTGTATTACGTTTAGTTTTCTTTGATGTACAGCTTGTTTTTCTTCGGCTTTATTTTTAAGGTGAGTAGTGACAATATTAGCTACAGGAGAAACTAATAAGGAAAGGAAGTTCATTTTTATAACCTATAAAGAGTAGGGGAACCCTTGGATTAACAAAGGCTCCCCTATTTTTAAGGATTAAAGAACAACTACAAATCCTGTTTCAGAACGTAGAGGCTCAACACCGTACAACCGATCAGCAGTCATCAGAGTAGCTAGGTACTCTTGCTTATAAGTTGTTTGTGTACGAACACCTAATTGCTCAACAAGAACCATAGTGTCTCTGTGTCCAAAGATACCCGCTTTCACATCGATAGAAGAAGCAGAGTTATCTCCTGATGCTTCTACAGTTTGACAGTTATTAGATACATAAATGTCAATACCATACAGATTACCAATAAGACCATTAACGACAGGCTGACCAGATACAAAGTCAGACGATACATAACGATCAATACCCATAATTGAGTTACGGGCTGAAGGAGGTAGAACCAAGAAACGATTATCCATTGGAGTATTTGCTTCGTCCTGCTTTTGAATCAAAGCTCGGAAACCTGCATCAGTAAATACATCAGTACCGCCAACAACAGTATCAGCAGCATAAGCTGTAAGACCGTTAGAGGCATCAATAAAGAATGAATTACTGTGGATGTAATCAGTAGCACTTGCGTTACCCTGATCTCCAAAGTTTTTCGCTAAATCATGTAAAGCAGTATCTACTTGCAAAGCAAGAGCATAACCCGCATCTTCGGTATAAAACTGACGTAGTGACGCAAGAGCT